TTTATGCTCCGAAGGCTGAGATAGATGCAAAAGGTAAATGTTTTGTTGAACCTAAAATCGTCGTTGTGACTACCAATGTTCAAGAATTAGATGCTAGTGCATACAGTAATTGTCCATTTTCAATTCATCGTCGTTTGATTAATATTCACGTTGAATTGAAGTCTGAATTTAAAGACAGGACTGGTTGTTTGAATAAAGAAGCTGTCTTATCTCGTTATAGAGATAATGATGGCAACTATAACCCTCCTGCTATAGATGATATTTGGTCATTGACAGTTCAGTATGCTAAAGCACCTCAAAATGAAAATCAACAATCAGAATATGTTATACCCTATTATAATGGTGTTCTTTTGCAGAATGTTAGTTCTTTAGTTGTTATTAATTACCTTATTGAAGAATTTGATAAGCACCGTGAAAATCAGAAATTGATTGTATCATCTCTGAAAAATAGGGAAAATACTATTCGCAAGTGCCCTCATGGAGGTTGCATTCGTCTTAAGGGTTATTGTCCTGATCATGATGACGAATTGCAACCCCAAGTTGGTGTTTCAACTGTTTTTAAAATTTGTAAGTATGGTTGGAAGACTCGTTGTGCTATTCAAAATGCTAAGAGACGATATGCTGCTCTTAGAGAATATACTACTGATGTCGTTTATAACAATGCTTATAGTTTTGATCAAACTTGGAGTTGGATCACTCACATGAACACAGATGCCCTTGATATGCCACTAGCTCGTCGTTTTATCTTTTGGTATAATAGGGATGTTCTTGAATCTAAAGCTAAGAAACAGCTTGCTTTTATTTGGTTGTTTCCTTTATTTATGTTATTTGTCAATTTTTATATGTTTATATTTATGTTTTGTTATGCTACTTATTCCTCTGTATATGTTATGTCTAGTGTTAAAGAGAATTATATTTCAGAACTCAAATCTCGTCGTGATGGAGTTACTGTTATTATTAAAGCTCAAAAGGAAAAGTATGCGAAAATTATATGTGCTTCCGCTTTAGGTATTGGTGCACTTTATTCAATTGCGCGTGCATATTTTACATGGAAGAAACTTAGTGTTCAAGGATCTTTAGAACCTACCTCTGTGGATGATATTGTTGCGCGTGATAATCAAATTAATGTCTGGCATGGATCAGCTAGCTCTCGTACGGAAATTATGAGTACTGCTCGAACTAGCACAATTGAACATGTTAGAAAATTAGTTTCAAATAATTTGCATTATGGATCTACTGAAGTAGATGGCAAACGTTATATGGTTAATTTATTATTTGTTTGTTCTAATTTAGTTTTAATTCCTAATCACTATTTTAAAGATAGTGATGTTCTTAAAGTATCCACTTATTATAAGAATCCTAGCACTCCAGGTGGTATTGTCGAACACACTTTGGAGAAGAACAATGCCTATCGTATTCCTAATACTGATTTTGTTTTATGTTACACTTCTCGTGGTGGATCTTTTAAGGATATAACTCATTTATTTCCTAAGTCTAAAATCTCTGATTGTCCTTTTTATATGATTTACAGACAGAAGAATGGTGAGTTGTTAGAAGCCCAAGGATATGCTAATATGAAAATGACTTCCAATTCATTAGAAAAGTTTTATGGTGGTGAATACCGTACACTTTCTATGAATACTTTTGGAGGTTTATGTGGTGCAGCACTTTTATCAGATTCTAAAGATAAATTCTTGCTTGGCCTTCATTTAGGAGGTCAAGCTGATACACCTCGTGGGTGTTTTGGAACTATCTTCTATGATGAAATTATTAATGCTGTAGCTTATTTGCAGAAACGTGAATGTAATGTGATTACAGGTGCTGCAGGTATGTTTTCACCTCAAGTATTGGGTGTCAAAGTATTAACTGACGCCCCATTGCACCCAAAAAGTCCACTTAATTTCATGCCTGAAAAGGTTGAATTTAGTTATTTGGGTTCATGCCCAGGTCAAACTACCTACACTTCTGATGTTAAAGTTACACCTATTTCAGAGCATGTTATTGATGTCTGTGGAGTTCCTAATATTTGGGGACCTCCTAAAATGAAACCTGAATGGGAAGCTTATCAGAAAACCTTAGCCAATATGGCTGAGCCTGCCAAACCATTTCCTATTGATCTGTTGACTGTTGCTGTCAAAGATTATAAGGAACCTCTCATAGATCTTATCAAACGAGAACCATTTTGGCAGAAAATGAAGCCTTTGTCACATTTGCAGACTATTAATGGAATTGTTGCATGTAAATTTATTGATTCTATGACTTCTAGTACATCTATTGGATATCCTTTATCTGGAGCTAAAAGCAATTATTTTGTTGAACTTGAACCGGATGAGGAATTTCCTTGTAAAAGAGATTTCGTACCAGAAATACTAGATGAAATTAAACGTGTGGGTGATCTGTATAAATCAGGTTTTAGAGCCTACAATATTGCCAAGGCTTGCAAGAAAGATGAAGTATTGCCTATGGCTAAAGGAAAATGCCGTATTTTTTATGCAAATGGTATTGCCCAAACCTATTGGGTGCGTCGTTTGTTTTTACCTATAATTCGTTTCCTCCAGATGAATCCTATTCTAGCA